CGTTTTTCTGGACACCCGAAGTAGGACTGGCAGACCGTGCCCGCCGTGACCGTGCGCCCTACTCGACATGGCACCGACAAGGCTACTTGCGGGCAACGCCAGGTGCCAGCGTGGACTATGAGCACGTCGCCGCAGACATTGCCGAAATTCTTGCTGATCTTGATGTGCAGGCCATCGCCTTCGACCGCTGGCGCATCGACCTACTGAAAAAGGAGTTCGACCGCCTGGGTGTTGATCTTCCCCTTGTGGAACATGGCCAGGGGTTCCGTGATATGTCCGTGGCACTTGATGCCCTGGAAGCCGAGCTGCTGAATGGGCGCATCGCCCACGGTGGCAACCCGGTGTTGACCATGTGCGCCGCCAATGCCGTGGTGACAAAAGACCCAGCCGGTGGGCGCAAGCTGGACAAGGCGAAGGCAACAGGACGCATTGACGGATTGCAGGCGCTGGCCATGAGCATGGGTGTGGCCAGCAAAGCCACCGAGGCGCAGGGGATCGCGTTTGATTCCTTCACGTTCGTTTGAATATCACCCTAGCCGGGAGGGGCCGCAAGGCATAGCCCGGATGCGGATTAGTCGGGCAGTGCCGCATATCGAAAAACCCCGACAGCCAGCAAGTGGGCTTTCACGGACTGGGCGCAAAGGTGAGTGATTCTCTGATGCGCCCATGGCCCTGATCCTTTCTCCCACGGTGCTGGCACCTATTCCAACCATTTGAAAGATTCAAATGCTGACACTAGAAGAAGTAAAGCGGCACTGCCGTATCGACCACAACGACGAGGATGCGCTGCTGCTGGCCTTGATAGATACCGCCATTGCGGCCTGTGCGGACTTTTTGAATATGGATGCCGCTGATCTCGTGGTGGCAGTGCCCGCGCCCATCAAGAGCGCCGCCTTGCTGCTGGTGGGCGCGCTGTACGAACAGCGGGAAAGCCAAGGCGACCGCCCGTACAACAAGAACCCAGCATTCGAGATGTTGCTGGCACCGTACCGGGTGCACGCATGAACGCTGGTGCACTGGATCAACGCATCGTTATCGAGCGCCGCACGGGTGCCACCAACGATTGGGGCGAGCCGCTGCCAGATTCGTGGCTACCCATCGTCCAAACCTGGGCCGCTGTGCAGCCGCTCCAAGGACGCGAGTACCTAGCCGCGCAAGCTGCAATGTCCGAGGTGAAGCTGAAAATCATCATGCGCTATCGGCCCGGTATCACGCCAGCCGACCGGGTGGCCCACAACGGCCAGGTGTACGGCATCGAAGCTGTGATTGATGTGCATTCGAGCCGCCGTGAGCTGCACTTGATGTGCAAGGCGCTAGCGTAGTTGTAGCGCCCTGACAGATGGCGTATCATCGCGCCACGTTTTCGCTCTCTAGTGGCCCTAGAAAGCCGAAAGCCGCTACCCCGGCAAGGGTTGCGGCTTTCTGGGAGTGAAACAGTTGAAAGTACGCGGGTTAACGCCTGATCGCTCCGTTGCGAGTGATTATGCCAAAACCCCGGACAGACTGCATAGTGTTTTGCACGTCAACCATGCGACGGGGTACAGCTTCTTTAAGACTTGTCACCCTCCCGCCACATGGTTCCCGGCTGGAACACCATGGCCAGGCGCTACAGCGGGAACCTTCCACAGCGCCACCGAGAGGCTTTTAGCCGCGACCGGGTGAGGGGCAGGGCGAACCTGTGAACGCGGCTTTTGTACGGCTACGCCAGCCATACAGACCCGTTGCAGGCTCCGACAGGCTCCGTCTGGCATACATCGGGAAAGCGCGAAACTCGATTCACTTCGAGTAGGGCGAAGCTTTCCCGAAGCCCACCAACCCACCATCCAGCATGTACCTGCCAAGACAAAAGACAAGGGGGGACAAGTCTGGTTTTTGTCTTAAAGGGAAGTTCTTTTAAAAGGGTTTTCGGCAAGCGCAGCGCGTCAGGCCGTAGGCTCCAGTGGAGTGTGGGGAACTGGCGAACCGCGCAGCGGCTGTGCACACCTTTATGGTGTGTGCAGGCCAGTTATCCATACGGGGGAACAAGCATGGCCTGTGAGCGTACAGAATCACGCCATGCAGCTAACCCGCGAATACATCATGAAGCACCGCACCGCCCGAGGTGCCTGGACTCGTGCGCAGATAGAGGCCATCGGCCTGGAGTGGCCGCCGCTGCAAGGCTGGATTGATAGCGTGGTGGGGCAGAACATCACCGAGGCGCAGGCACGGCAGTTTGAAAACAACAACATGCCGCGCAAGTTCAAACCACCGAACCCGGATCAACTGCCGCTCTTTTGATGCGCTTGTGTGTTCGTGCGTATATACTCAACCGCACACAAACACACGGGCGTAAAAATGAAGATCATCACCACGATCAACGAGAAGGGCGGTACTGGCAAAAGCACCATTGCCACCAATCTGGCCACCGCACTACACCGCAAGGGTAAGCGCGTGGTTTTGATCGACGCAGACCCGCAGGGCACCGCAACCGACTGGCGCGAAAGCAGCCCGCCCGGTGCTGATCTGCCCGAAGTGGTGGCAGTCGGAAAACCACAAGAGCTTGACGCCGCCTTGCGTGGCCTGGTGGCTGACTTTGTGGTGATCGACACGCCAGCCAGGGCTTCATATCTTGCTGCCGCTGTGGTGCGGGTTTCTGACGTGGCCTTGATCGTGTTGCAACCATCCGGCGCGGACGTGTGGGCAAGCGCTGCCACTGTGAAACTGATCCAGTCTCGATTGGACGCAGGGGGGCAAATCGACGCGGCTTTCCTGGTCAATCGCGCCGTTGCCAATACCAAGCTGGCGAAGATCATCAAGGACGGCGATTGGAACGGCTACGGCTTCGACCAGTTGACCAGCACCGTCGGCAACCGCACCGCCTTTGCACAAGCCCTATCAGACGGGGTATCGGTGTTCGACCTGTCAGACACCGCCGCGCAATCTGAAATCAATCAAGTAATCACAGAACTGGAGGCCGCAAGATGGCTGTAACTGGCATCAAATCAAAATCACTCGACAAGGTGCGCGCAGACGTACCCACCGCAGCCGCCGCCCAAGGCGACCTGGTGCGCTTCAACTTCTTTATCGACCGCGCCAAACTCAAGGCGCTGAAGGGCGAAGCCCTGGATCGCAATGTGTCAGTGGCAGACCTGGTACGCGAAGCCTTGGACGCAAGGGCTAGTAGGTAAGCTTGTGCGCTTGTATGCTTGTGCGTATGTGTGCGTGTGCGTATAATAGGGCAGCACTTCAAAGGAAATGAACCATGCGCAACTCTAAAGACGGCTGGACAGCCAACGACTGGGAAGTAATCGAAGCTGACGCGACCACTTTGCTGGGCGTGGCCATCGAGCTGGATCATGCCGTCGGTGCTGGAGGTGGCGACTTCACCCATGATGAGCTACGCGCCCTTGCTGTGCAGGCCGAGGCCATCGGCAAGCGGCTGCGCGAGCTGGCAGGCAACTACTTCTAATCTGATCTCAAGGAGCAACCGAATGTCTGACGCATGGCGCTACTGCGAGAACCTAGACGACCCCGAGGCCATCAAGGCTCTGGTGCAAGCCGCTATCACCGCGCAAGCGACGATTCATTTTGCGAGGACGCAGGTCAACCCCGAGGACTTTTCTTCCGTGCCCGATTGGGCTGCTGTACAGCGTGAACTGCTACACGCTCTGAAAGCCATCGGCCATCCGGCTGGCAAATAAACGAAAGGCATTGAATGGCGGCAAACGGATTTTTCGCAGTGGGCAGACAGACATTCATTAGCGCGTGCGGACTGGGGATCAATCCGGCATGTGCTTTTCTGGTGATGGCGTGCGGAACCGGCAAAGACAACGTATCTACGCGCTGGAGTGCCGAGGCCGTAGGAAACCATGCCGGGATGCGCTGGAAAACCGCCAAAGAGGCCATCGAGGCGCTGTGCGCCGCAGGACTTGTCATCAAGGGCGGGAAGCCAGCCAGGCCGAACTACAAGCTTAAAAAAGAAGGTGATCTGATCTGGTTGCCGAGGACGCTGGTAGAGGGCGCAGCCAACGAGCTGGCACCACTGGTGAAGCTGCGACAGACGCAAGACCATATGGCTCTGCGGCTGCTGGTGGAGCTGTACACCGCTCAGAATCTGCGCGAGGACGGAGGGGTAAGCACGAAGACGGTGTATCAAGCCTTTGAGCGCCGCAAGGCTGGCCAGCAAGGCGCATACACGGTGTGGGACTTCACCAGCGGCTCCATTTATGTCGTGTGGAGTGAGGCCGTCAAAGCGCATCGGCGCGAGGTGCTGACGGCAGAGGAAAAGAAAGAGGGCAAAAACGCTGGCGTGGACTTTTTCCGCAGGCTCGACACGTTGAAGGCGCTAGGTTTAATCGAGTGGGTGCCCTACCTGTACGAAGGAGAGGACGGGGAGCCAATACACCCAGTCGCATGGAATGGCCTTCCCATGGAAAAGGATCTGTACAAGGCAGCAACTGCCGCAGGCATCAGGATGCTGACAGGCGGACAAAATGACCACCTGGAGGGCGTGCCTGTGCCGGTGCCAAACCACATCACCGAGGCCGCAATGATCGGCATTGCACGCTTGAAGTACCGCCCGCACACTGCAATGACGGCGGCATGGTGGGCGCAACACCAGTCAATTTGTGAAGGCTTTACCGAGAAATACAACGGCCTTGCCGTACCCGCCGCCAAAGCGCATACCGGCACCTTTGGACCTGATTTTTAGCCTTGGGAAGACATCAAGGGTATATCAAGGGTATTTCAAGGTTTTATCAATGAACGTAAGAACACGGTGCGCAGCGCAAGCGCTACGCCGACTTTCTTTCAATCGGGAACATCATGAAGACAGCACGCCAAAACAATGCAGCATGGGCCTACCTTGCATCCATGCCGGACACCAGCTACATGGCAAAGTGACGGTGCCCAAGCCAAGGCCGCGCCTGTAACCGGCGGGTGCCTGCTCTACGACTGCGAACAGCGAAGCAGCAACACCCCCCCAACCCCTACTAC